TAAGTCAAAGGCAGGTGATGGGTCACCTACGATTGCACTAGAACTATTTGACTTAGTAGACATATCTTTAACCGATGCATCTACCTGATTAATGACCATAGGGTTAGGACGATTGACTTGGAAACTAGTTTCTGTTAACGTCTCAGTTCTTTGAGTTGCGGGTGTCTCATTAAGTTTTTCAACTTCTGCTTTCTGTTGTTGAGACTCCTCGTACTCCGCTCTCTTTTGTTTTCTTTCTTGTCTCGCTTCGTCAACTCCTGTATCAAACTCTAACATGCCTGCGGTTGCACGAATCTTATCTGCAACTCCACCGCTCAGAAACGGCATGGAGTCTGCGAGGTCAGCGAGTCTCTCTAAGATAAATCTAATAGGTGCGGTTACGGTATTAATCAATGTTCCGACAACAAGTTTAATCATCGACATGGGGTCAAAGTTTCTAGCGTGTTCGGCGAACAAATCGAAGAAACCAAGAACTGAATCCGTAATAGTGTTGAATAAACTACCAATAAGTTCTGCAAATGAGAATGATGCAAGGAACTCTTCCGCACCTTCCATACCAAACTTACCAGCAATCCAACCTACAAGACTCTTTAATAAGTCTAATGGTACTCCAATCAACCCTTGTAATACTCCACTAATTCCACCTAAAAGACCAGCGAAAAGTGAATCACCCGATTCTTTATATCCTTGTATAGCACCTTTTATTCCATCGATAATACCGATGATGATTGTAATAGGGAAGAATATGAATCTACCAAGTCTTGAGAATGCACTGAAGAACTTTCCGAATGCACCACTAAACGCAACCTTAATACCATTAAAAAATGTTTGTGCGCTCTTTTGTATTGATTGTACGAAACCTGATATTCTTCCACCAACTGCTTTTCCTGACTTAGCAATCTCATCAAAGAAGTTTGCAAACCCTAGATTTCTCATGAAACCATTGATAGTTGCACCGACACTTTTAGTTGTGTTTGCAACAAAAGTACCAAAAGTTCCAGCACGTGCAGTGATATTCGCTCCAATAGATTTCGCACCAGCGGAGATATTTGCACCTAATGTAGAAATTCTTGCCATGACATTTGCACCAAATCCATTGATGTTTGCTACCAAACGACCCATAGATTTTGCAATTTTGTCTGCAAAGTTTAATTTACGGAACGAACCATTAACTCCGTTGATACCACGATTAATTCCGTTTAGTCCTTGATTGAATGCAGTTCCAATACCTTTTGAAATGTTTAGAATTGTTTTAGTAAAATTAGGGAATAGTTTGGCAAATCCCGTACTTACACCTTTGACAAATAACTTAAATAAACCAGCAAAACTTTTAAGAACAACACCTACTGCGTCAAGAAAACCTGAGACACTACCTTTAATTAAACCAGCGGTAGCTCCAAGTATTGCACCAATCATACCGACAAAACTTATACCTTTAAGTGAACCCATCGCATCACCCAAGTCTTGCATGATGGTAGTATCACCTTCTTCTTTCTTACCTTCACGTTTGTCTTCCAAGGCATCTAACGCTTGTGCTTTTTGGTCTTTGAAGAACGCACCAAACTGAGCTGCAAGAGTCCTAACAGAATCTCTTACTTCTTCTGTTTTACTTTGTTCCTGTGAAGAAGTTGCTCTTACCTCTTCAATTAAATGTCCTATGGTTGCTTCTGCCATTGTCCTTTCCTATCCGAATGAACGGTTCATTCTTTGTTCTTGTTCCTTCGCCTTTTGGTTTTCTTCTTCTATATGTTGCAATAGAAGTGTTACATAAATGTCCCTCTCCCATGGCATCATCATTTCAAGTTCAGTCAACGAATACTTATGATGTTGCATTAGTGAAAAATTAGTTTTATAATGATTCACTAACGAATCATGAGAGAGGCAAATTAAAAAAAACTTTGCATGCCCTCTAACGTATGACTGTTTTCATGTTGACAGTTAGTACAACAAAACTCAACTTGTTTTTGCATCTTAGGCATTCCCTGTAGGAAGTCCGCTACTTTTACAAATTGTGCAGATGTAAGTCCTTCAACAAACTCATTCATTTCTTTCTTTGACACGTCAGATGCATCATATCGTTCATCTTCTGTGACAATTGCACCGATACAGTTTGTAATTGTATCATATGCAAATTTAGATTCGGATATATCTTTACCAACGTAGTCTGACATCTCAAGGAATGACGGATATTTCATCTCAACAGAGATAGTATCAGTCAATTCAATAACCTTCTCAGATTCATCAGGTGTCACTTCAATCTCTTCTAGATTGATAGAGACTTCATTCTGTGTTTCACACTCAGAACATTTAATCCCAATCTTTGCGTTTTCACCCACAGACTTAGAACGAATACGAGTAAACATATGTTCTACATCAAATGTAGTTAAACTATTCGGTTGAAATTTATCTTTCACACATGCACTGATGGTATCAACCATTGCCTTCATTGCTTGTTTTTCGTCATTCGCTTCGAATGCCATCAATAGAACCTTTTCCTCTTTTACAAGGTATGGTCTATAGAAAACTTCCTTACCAGTAGATGGAATAACCATACTATAGGACGGAGTTTCATTCAGTCTTGGTAATGCCATAATATTCTCCTATATTACAAAAACTTCTGTATCAATTGTCCCGCAAGACCTTCTGCGAAACCATCGTTTTCGGTGACAGTATCACCTTTCTGACTAAACCAATCTTTGTAGGATAGTTGTACACTAACCTCAAGGACGGTATCTCCTTCACTAGTCAGTTCGACTGCTTGTAGTGAAGTAGGGTATGCTTTATCTAGTACGCAAGTATAAGTGACTTTATCTCCTGTTATGAAATCAAGGTCAAACTCACCCTGTGCGATATCTAGAGGGCCCAATCTAGGTAATCTACCCGCAATAGATGATGGTAGTTTACCTGAGTCAAAAATCTTTTTCTTTACTACTGGAAAGGACACACCTTTCTTAATATGTTGAATAATAACTGGATGGGTATAATCATTGAAGTATCCCACCTCGTAGTTCTCTCTGTTTACTGCGAGTTCTTGCCAGTCTTCGAAGTATGTTCTTACTTTAAAATCGTTCATAAGATAGAACGTCAATGTCACATCTTCTACAATATATCCATTCGCAATCTTTTTATTTACAAGACCTATAATCTTTTCTTGTGATTGAATCTGTCTGCCAGGCAGGTTTACTGCCTTACACAATACATCCATAGTTCTACTATCACCCTTCAGTGGTGGCAGAAATACTCTGAACAGGTTATTGATTGCAAATCCACCTGCCTTTCCTACTTCAGATTTAAAATCGTCTATACTATGCATCGTTTATTGTTTTCCTTGAATCCGCATATACCTTCTGTTTACTACCCTTCGCAAACTGAGCAGTCGGTAAGAACGTTGCAATTTCCCACTCAGGTGCGGGAACTTCACTGAACCTACTCTCGACATGTGCATTCAAATAGTGTTTAAAACACGGTTTATAAAATCTTAGTTTTTGTGCATTCTTCAACATCTTGTATCTGATATTGAATTTTGCGTCTTCACGTTTCTTACTAGATGCGACATCCATAAGTGCATCTAACATCTTCGCACGTAATATAGGTGGAAGATAGTGTAGATTTAATCCATAGAATCCCTTGGGTGCTGGCCCAACTACGACAACCAAAGGAAACCTATCGTAATATGGTAAGGTGTCTTTGGTCTTTGGGTCATAGAAAAACATCTGCATTGACCCTATGAGTCTACGTGGACTAGTTCCGTGTTGACGTAGAGGGTCTTCTTTCATCAATTCTTTTCGGTTAATACCTCTAAGATTCATTGCCTTTTTTCTGAACCATTCACGTGACTCTTTCGTCCTTGGAGTAATACCCGCACGGAACGCTTGTATACTTAACTTGTCAAATAAATTACTCATATTTCTATTTATACGTCAAAGTTGACACTTACCCCGCACCCACAAGCATTTACCTCGTGTGGGTTCAGGAACTTAAAATATTCTTGCAATCCCTCTTTTACATAATCCAAAGTCATACCCTCTAGGTATGGTTGACTCTCAGAGTCCACTATAATACTAAATTTACCATAATCAATCACTGCATCACCATCTCTCACGTGGTCTTGTGCAAATATGTACTCAAATCCCGCACAACCACCACCAGTGACTCCAAGTCTAACTGTGTCTACTTTGCGTTCAAGAAGTTTGACTATTGCGTTGTCTGTAATCTCTATGTTCATACCTACTATTTATAATCATTTCTTTCGTCTTTTAAAAGGTTTTAGAGGTTTTGTTGACTTGGGTAAGATACCCATTGAGGATAAAGTCTTCTCTGTCCATATCTGAAAGTGCCATCCACGGTCTTTTGCGTATTCATTTGCCGCTTCCCACTTATTCATGTTCTTAACATAAGTCGCTGCTTCGGTAATAAACTTCCTTGTCTTACGTGAACCTGTTGGTGGTTGAGTTTCCTTATGCGGTTTTATCTCTACAAGTATAGTTTTACCGTCCGTCATTGTAATCTTTAAGTCCATGAAATAACGATGATACCTTCTATCGACCTCATATAGATAAGGTATGACTACTTCTTCACTTGACCATGACTTTACTTTGGGATTATCGTCACACCATTTGAAGGAGTGTTTTTCCCACAACGACCTATAGATGACATTTTGCACGTCACCTGTGTACTTCGATGTGTTTTTAACACGATATCTACCTGAATATGCCATAAAAACCTTATAAATAAAAGGAAAGACTTTCAACTATTTAGTCGGAAAATAACATGGCAGAAATAACCCAAGCAGAAAAACAAACTAGAAAGAGACAAAATTTAGAGTATCCTCTAAATAATCCTGATGAATATCTCGGCAGGTTGAAATTCACTGTAGTAAAAGAACCTGAGACTGACCTCGGAAACATGTTAGACTTTGTAAAAAACAGTGTTGGGATTGGCGCCAAAGGGATAAAGGATACTGCAACAGAAGAACAAACTACCGAAGGTGCAGTAGAGAAGACAAAAGAAGAATTACAAAAAGAAATAGACACAGTTAAAGGTAATGTATTTGTCACAAGAAATGGCCCACGTGAACTTATCAATACTGGACGTTCAGTAAAACTGTATATGCCTACAGGTCTTGCATATCGAGACACAGTAAACTATGAGAACTTTGACCTTGGTGGTATGGGTGCTGGTGCAGAAGCAGCTCTGAAGAGTGGTGGTTCTGTTGCAAAGTCAATATTTGATGGTGGGGTACAAACACTTGCAGCTGCATTTGGTGGAG